TAAAAAGCCATCGTTCGAACGACGTACTGTAGGCTTCGGTAAAGATAATGATATTAGTTTAGATCGATCTATCACTAAAGGTGACCGAGACTTCTTTGCAGAACGAGGTCTTACATTTGCAGAGAAGGATGGAAAGATGGGTCAAGGTCGTATGTTTGCAGAAGGAGACTTACTTAAAAAGAGACCTGATGGCACACAATATTCTGACGAACCAACAAAGATCAATACGATAGCAACACTAGATACTAATAGTGCTGCTTCTAAACCTAAAACAATACGAGGTTCTTCCACTGATTATAAGAGTCTTGGTCAAAGTAAACTAACACGAAAGGCTCGTAACTGATGAATGCAAGAGTAAGATATGAGGGGTTAAGAGGGATTCGAGATAACTTTATGCGTCCTGCATTAGAAGCATCTCGCCTTACTATTCCTTACCTCATCAAAGATGATGATGATACATCACAACATAAGAATCTACGTACTCCCTGGCAATCAGTTGGAGCCAAAGGTGTAGTTACACTAGCATCTAAATTGATGTTAGCTTTACTACCAGTCAATACTAGTTTCTTTAAACTACAGATTGATGACAGCACACTTATTAAAGAAGACATTGATCCACAGATTAAAGCAGAGCTTGACGTATCCTTCTCAAGGATTGAACGTTATATTCTGAACTCAATCGCAGCATCAGATGATCGTGTTGTCATCCATCAAGCATTGAAGCACCTAGTAGTTAGTGGTAATAGCCTTATCTTTATGGATAAGGAGAACTTAAAGGTATTTCCATTAAATAGATATGTATGTGATAGGGATGGCATGGGTAATGTCATTGAAATTGTAACTAAAGAAGCTATTAGTAAAGCTATTATTGATGAGCAGTACCCTGGCCTATTACCTAGACCTAATAATGTTCAAGACAATGATACAGATAGAGATAGTACAGAAGTAAATATCTATACTCATGTAGTACGAGAAGCAAACAAGTTTGTTTGGTATCAGGAAGTCATGGGTATTGTATTACCTAAGTCTAGAAGTTCAGCACCACTAGAAACATCTCCATGGATTCCATTGAGATTCAATGTATGTGATGGTGAAGCTTATGGACGTGGACGAGTAGAGGAATTCTTAGGTGATCTTAAGTCACTTGAAGCACTCTCTCAGGCACTAGTAGAAGGCAGCTCAGCAGCTGCTAAAGTTGTCTTCACTGTATCCCCTAGCTCTACTACTAAACCAGCCACACTGGCTGCTGCAGGTAATGGTGCAATCATTCAAGGACGACCAGATGATATCGGTGTAGTTCAGGTAGGTAAGACTGCTGACTTTAGAACTGCATATGAAATGGCACAGACACTTGAACGTAGATTGTCTGAAGCATTCCTAATCCTTACTGTAAGACAGAGTGAACGTACTACTGCTGAAGAAGTACGAATGACACAACAGGAATTAGAAGAACAACTAGGTGGCCTATTCTCTATGTTGACTGTTGAATTCCTTGTACCTTATATTAATCGTAAGCTAAGTGTCTTCCAGAAATCTGGTAAGATTCCTAAGCTACCTAAAGGTATGGTTAATCCTACTATTGTTGCTGGTGTTAATGCATTAGGCCGAGGACAAGATGTTATTGCTCTGAATAATTTCATGCAGACAATTGCACAAAACTTAGGTCCTGAAGCAGTAATGAAATTTGTCAATCCAGAGGAGCTGATCAAACGATTAGCTGCTGCTCAAGGTATTGATATGTTGGGCTTAGTCAAGTCTCAAGAGGACTTACAACAAGAGCAACAACAAGCACAGAAAGCACAAGCACAGATGGAGCTGACAAAACAAGCTGGTCAGTTCGCACAAACAAGAGAAAAAGCAATGGAGTTTAATGCCAACACCCAACAAGCCCAAGCGCCAAACCCGCCGAGTCAAGCCCCAGGCTGACGATAAAAGTAAAGACTACATGGCTAAAGAGCCAGGTACATACAAGAATGCACCAGAGATGGTACCCATTAATGACTCACGCTATCTAAGTAAAGATAAAGTAGGTAAGCGTAAAAGTGTTAGGGCACCAGGTGCAGCAGTAGTCCGAGTAGGTCTCGGAAATTTAAAAGTAATCCACCAAAATCCAATCGACTATCATGGCAACATTGACTTACGATCCGACTCCGGCGGATCAACCTGAGTTCACTGAAGATGAACAGAATTCTATTGAAGTAGGTGAGCAACTAGCTCAACAACAAGAACAACTACTAGCAGGTAAATACCGTAATGCTCAGGAGTTGGAGAAAGCTTACATGGAACTTCAGGGTAAACTAGGATCTCCACAAGAGGATCCCCCGGAACAGGAAGTAGAACAAGTAGCAGAAGAAGTAGTTGAAGAACAACAAGAAGAGGAACAACAACAAGAGGAAGTTGAAGAACGTCCTTATGTAATTAATGAAGAGTCTCTTGAAGTTCTGATGAATGTAGCAGGTGGTCAACAACAGTATGATGAAATGCTGAAGTGGGCATCAGATGCATTCAGTAAACAAGAAGTCAGTATGTATGACCATGTCATGGAATCTGGCGATGCTGCTGCTGCAATGTTTGCAATCCAAGCATTGAAGAATGCTTACCGTAATAGTACTGGCTTTGAAGGTCAGATGCTTACAGGTAAAGCTGCTCCTGAACAGACGGATGCATTCCGTAGTCAGGCTGAAGTCATTCAAGCAATGAGTGACCCACGTTATGATAAAGATCCTGCATATCGTCAGGACATATTTGAAAAACTAGATCGATCAAACATTCAATTCTAATCATGAAATTTATTCTCGCTTCAGCTGTACTCCTTAGTTCAGCAGCCCCTGCCCTTGCTGGTCCTTATGTCAATGTAGAATCTAATTCTGCATTCATTGGTCGTACTGGTCAACAGACTGTTATTGAAACTCATAAGGGTTTTGATATCCCCGTTGGTAATTCTGCCAACATCTATGTACAGGGTGGTCCTGCATTTATCCTACCTAAAGAAGGTGAGAACACAACTGAACTCTCCGGTAAGGTTGGTGTTGAATATGACGTAACCCCTAAGCTTAATGCTTATGGTGAAGTGTATGCAGTAACAGCTAAGACTATTGACTTTGATGCTCCGGCTGATGTCAATGTAAAAGCTGGTGTTAAATATAACTTCTAATTAAATAGATGGGAGGCACCTCAGAGTCGGACCTCCTATCACTTAGACAGCCAAGTCTTAAAAATGGTCTTACTTAATCGCAACAAAAACACATGCACTATTATTTAAATGACCGCTACTTTATCCAGACCACAACAGAATAACACTTGGGAAGCCTTTTGCAAATGGGTAACCTCAACAGACAACAGGCTTTATGTAGGTTGGTTTGGAATCCTTATGATTCCTACTCTACTAGCCGCCACCATTTGTTTCATCATCGCATTCGTAGGAGCACCACCAGTTGACATCGACGGAATCAGAGAACCAGTTGCAGGCTCTTTACTCTATGGAAACAACATCATCAGTGGGGCCGTCGTCCCCTCTTCCAATGCAATCGGACTCCACTTCTACCCAATTTGGGAAGCTGCTTCGCTTGACGAATGGCTCTACAACGGTGGCCCGTTCCAACTGGTCATCTTCCACTTCCTCATTGGCGTCTATGCTTACATGGGACGAGAGTGGGAACTTAGCTATCGATTAGGAATGAGGCCTTGGATTTGTGTCGCATATTCAGCACCGGTGGCTGCAGCAAGTGCAGTCTTCTTGGTTTATCCTTTTGGCCAAGGTTCTTTCTCGGACGCAATGCCTCTGGGTATTTCGGGAACCTTCAACTACATGTTGGTGTTCCAAGCCGAGCATAACATTCTCATGCACCCCTTCCATATGTTGGGTGTTGCTGGAGTTTTCGGTGGCTCGCTATTCTCTGCTATGCATGGTTCGCTTGTTACGTCCTCGCTTGTACGTGAGACTACTGAACAGGAGAGTCATAACAAAGGTTATAAGTTTGGGCAAGAGGAAGAAACCTATAACATCGTGGCAGCTCATGGATACTTTGGTCGTCTTATTTTTCAGTACGCTTCTTTTAACAACAGCCGTAGTCTCCACTTCTTTCTGGCAGCTTGGCCTGTTGTGGGTATCTGGTTTACTGCTCTTGGTGTGTCTACCATGGCTTTCAACCTAAACGGATTTAACTTTAATCAATCGATTGTCCATGGCGGACATGTCATTAATACATGGGCTGACATCCTGAACCGTGGTGGTTTGGGTATGGAAGTCATGCATGAGCGTAATGCTCATAACTTCCCCCTTGATCTTGCAGCAGCTTCTACTACTGAAGTAGCACTGTCTGCTCCTACTATTGGATAAATAATGTCTGCTTACCTTA